CTACAGGTCGATCTGAGTGAACGGCAGATCGGGGGCCCCTGATTCGATCAGGCTGCCGCGCACGAATACCTTCTGACCCACCGTGGCCTGGCCACGGGCCTGCAGACGGCCACCGTCCGGCAGCTCCACGGTGGCCAGCTCGCCGTCCGTTGCGATCACCTCGCCCCACAGCAAGGATGGGCCTGCCAGTAGGGCCTTGAGCCCAACATAGAGGTTGTCAGACATGGGTCTCGACTCCCAAGGTCTGCCAGGCCTGCTCGTGTGAGGCCTCAATATGCAGGCTGCGCACCAGACCCAGGCGAGTGGTGCCGCCGTCGACATAGCGCAGCAACTTTCCAGGGCGGACCAGACCGAGTTGCTGCAGCGCAGGCAAGCGCAGCGAGATCATGGCCTGGCGCCCCCCTTCGCCCAGGATTGCTCGGCCGCGCTGGCGCAGAGCTGGTACATCCGTCACCAGCGGATCGACCACCATGGCCGCCGGCAGATCGCCGGCCGTGCTCGCCAGCGTGATCTGACCAAGTCGCCCGCCGATCTGCCCGCCCGCCACAAACACCCGGTTGTACGCCGGCTTGTCCAGCCACCTGATGTCCTCCACGCTGACCAGGTCGGCCGGCAGCTCGATGTCCGGCACCCGGCTGGACCAGTCGCGCGGCAGCACTGGATAGCGATGCCGCACCAGCAGCGTCGCCTCGGTGGCATGGGGCTGCACGTAGCCACCGGCCGCCTGGGCAATCGTCAGCACGGCATCCATGGGTGAGCCTTGGAACGACCAGGCGCCCGATGGCAGCAGCCAGTCATCCAATCCCCAATCGACCCCCCAGCCTGACGGCACCCCGTTGGTCAAGAGCGCCGCAGTCGCTGCCTGGGCCGCCGTCTGGTCTGCGCCGTTGAAGAACGACATTTGCGCTGCGTAGGGCGCCGCCAGCACCGCATTGCGGCCTCGCCCCCGAATCGTCAGCTCGGTCCGTCCGAATGAACGGCGCTGCGAAATGCCCTCAACCAGCACCCGAAAGCTCATGCCATTGAGATCCAGCTGAAGTTCGGTCGGCCCCGTCACGCCTGGCGTCAGCAGCGGCAGTGCCTGGGCCGAAGCCGATGCGCTGAACCCCCAGGTCCACGAATCCACATCCAGAGAGACCGCGACGGAGCGAGCCGGAATCTGTACCCCGTCCGCCACGCGGGTCAGAGAAAGCGTGTTGGCGACCATGTAGACCCTCCGAACGGGTATCGATACCGTGGCGGCAGGGCCGCCTCCGGCAGAGCAAGTGAACAGCAGCGCCGGGCCACCTGGCAGTTTGGTGAAGCGCAGATGCGGGCTGGGCAAGTAGCAAGGCACTCGCCCCGAGCCCGGGGGTAGCGGGCGGTACTTGCCAGCAGGCGGGCGCATGGCTTCCTGGTGGGTTGCCTGCCGGTAGCGCCGCATCGGGGCCGCGCTGGCCGAGCCGTGTGCCCAGCCTGCGCGGCGCGGCTCGGCGGCCTGGTCGACCGCGCGCAAGGCCGGGCGAGCGTGCCGCAGCCGCTCCTGGTGCGACCCCACGCGAGGACGCGCGGTGACGCGGGCCGCCTCCTCGTGGGTTGCGGTGGCGCGGGGTCGAATGCCGCGCAGCGTCTCCGCGTGGCGCCCCGTGGTGTCGGTGCGAACGGGCACAGCCGCCGAATGCACGGCGCCGGCTTGTCGGCGGGCCGGCAGCGCCGCCTGGTGGCCGGCCCGCGCGGGCTGCTGCAGGGCCAGAGCGGGGGTGTGCCGGTTCGCTCCTCCGGCCTGCGCCCGCTGCGTCAGTTGATGGGCGGACTTCGCGCCGGCTCCCGCTGCAGCTTGCGCGCGCTGGTGCTCGGAGCGCGAGGCGCCTGCCACCGGTCGCTCGGTCAGAGAGTCGAACGACACCGTGGCAGCCACGCCGGGATCGCCCAGGCTGACCGAGATCGTGGCGTCGTTGGGCGGGCCGACGACCGCAGACAGCCCAGGGTCGCCAAGGGCCAGCGATAGCTCGGCGTCAAAGGTGAGGCCAGAGAAGACCGCCGCCCCGGCGGAAAACCCAGGGTCGCCCAGGGCCAGAGCGAGCGATGCTTCGTAGGCCCGCCGCACCTCGGCAGAGAAGCCCGGTGCGCCCAGGGCCAGCGATAGCTCGGCCTGGACCAGCGGGCCGTCCAGCTCCCCAAAGACCAGCGGCACCGGCCCCGGCGTGGGGTACGGCGCCTTTTTGAAGCGGAGATCCGCCTCGAAGGCCATCAGGTGAACTCAGCAACCGTCAGGCGCACGGCGCCCCCGGCCAGCAGGGCCGTCGTCAACAAGCGGATCGGGGCACCCCCGGTCATGTCGCTCACGTCGCAGTCCAGGGCGGCCGTGCCGTCGCCGTTGATGACTCGCGCCCAGGTGGCGGTGCCGTCCAGCAGCACCAGGGCGTCGGCGGCCGGCGCGAGCACCAGCTTGTTGGACACAAGGGAGCCGGGCGGGTCGGCCAGCGAGATCGCGGCAAGGACATTGGTCAGCGCGCCGCCGCCCGCAGGCCGCGTGCCGTCCAGCAGCAGGACCTTGGCCGCAGCCGGGCCGCGCTCCAGGAATAGCAGCGTGCCGGCGAGTCGGTCGTTGTTGTGCTCGGGGGAGATCCAAGGGGCGGTCATGGCATGGGCTCGGGCATGAGGTTGTCGGCGATCACGGCGCGGTAGTGCCCTTCGTGGTCGTAGCTGACCGCGCTGTATCGCTGCGTCCGGTCGAGTTCGGTGAAGACGTAGGCGCCGGTCGTGGCGTCGCTCCAGGTCTCACCTACGAGAAGCCCGTCGATGTCGCGGAACAGCCGAACGCGGCGGGCCAGGGGCTGGTCGGGGGAACCGTGCGCTTTCACGGTGCCGATGACGCGGCCCGTGCCCCCGGGCTTGAGGACGTTGGCGCCCATCGGCCCGGCCAGGTAAGAGACGGGCGGGGGCGAGGCCTCAAAGATTCGCAAAATCTCGCCGGAGGGGAGAAGGCCCAGGTCGGGGTTCACGAAGCCGTCAGCGTCGTCATAGACCTCGATGGAGTGGATTTTCTGCGTCGAGTCCCGCATGAAGATGCCGAGGGACTCCAGCGCCGTGCGGGGGTAAGTGGGCAGCGCGACCGTGGCCTGGACCGCGCCGCCTCGCTTTACCCGCAGCCACCGCGTCGGGATCGTTGCGCCCGACGCCGCAGTCAGCAAGAACTCGTAGACGTGCCGGGCCCCCTGCCCCTCGTAATACACGGTGCCCGCGTCGTTTGTCGCAAACCCCACCGGGGAGCCATCGCTGCCCGAGCCGAAGTGCAGATAACCGCCTTCTGCAGACACGCCGGCCATGCTCCAGGCCGTCCGTCCGACGAATTTGAAGGCGGGGCCAAAGCCCGAGGAGGAACTGCCGGCGTTATCGGCGGACACGTGCTCGACGTCCAGAAGCACCCGCACCGTGGCTGCGACCGGCGCGGTGTTCAGCCGCCACACTGCGTTGTACCCGTCCTTGGTGAGCAGCGCCGCCTTGGCCGCGCCGTCGTAGGAGGCCGTCAGCGTGCCGTAATCCGTCAGCGTCGTCGCGAAGCCGCCCGGAATGCCAGTCTCGAAGGACTCGGAGAAGATCAGCGCCACGGCGTCAGGCCCACGGTCCCGTTGCGTCGAAGGCGTAGCACCCCCGGGGGCTAGTCGGGTATCCCGCCGTCATGAACAGCAACTCCCGACCGGGCAGCGCCGATTGCCCGGGGACCCGGACGCGGTGGCCGATGGAATGCACTGCCGCCATCGGCACATAGCGGAAACCTCGCATGTACCCCCGCAGGTTGGCCCCATCGTCCCCCAGGGCCATTCGGGAGACATACACGCCGCTGTCTGCGTAGTTGGGGAATGCCAAGTGGCCGACATAGTTCGCCCCCGACGAAATGCTCTGCGAGGTGGTCTGCAGCAGGGTCTGACCCGCCCGAACCATCGGCGTAGCGCCCCCGACCCCCACCGCACGCCGCGCGGCTGTAGTGGCCGACGAATAGCCGTGCGTCCAGTCCAAGGTGTCGGATTGGTCGCCCGGCCCGCTGCCGGAACGGTCCGACACGCCGCCTGCGATGGCGCACCGGTAGGCGTCCCCCGCACGGACCGGCTCGAAGTCCCCGAACATCCCCAGCGGCACCGACGACCCGGGGTAGCTGCTGTTGTATTCCGCCGTGTAGTACATCGTTCGCCCATCGCACACGACCGCCCAGTTGCGCGGGCTGGCGCTGCCGCTGTTCGATTTGGCCCACCACTGGCCGCCCGGGATTAAGGAGTCCGTCGGGAACGGGCCGGTGCCGGTGTTGACGTCGGTCATCGCCTCAAAGCCACGAACCCGCGCGTTCTGGGCGGCGGTGTCATCCACACGTAGGTAAAACCGCGTCCCTGCCGGGTCAGTTGGTCGGTAGGCCGCGAGGTTCGCCCCGCTGAACGCCTTCGCCCACCCGGCCGGCGCAGCCTTGTGCGTGATCGTGCCGGTCGCGGCCTGATTGGCGATCCCAGTCGCGTCAAAGGTGTAGCTCGCGCCCGTCACGCTCAGCACGCGTTGTTCGCCGTTGACCGAGCCGCCCGACACCGTAGCCCCGGCGATCAGCGCCACCGAACCCACCTCAAACGGGTGGCCGGCCGCCCGGGTCACGGTCGCCACGCCCCCGGAGATCACGAGGGAGTCGACGCTGCCGGTGCCGAACCCGTTGACCAGGCAGGCGTCGAGCACAGCAATCAACGCGCCGGCCGTGCCGCTCAACACGGGGGCTCCCGGCATCGCGTTGTGGAAGATTTTGACGGTGGTGTCTGCAGGCATGAGGGAGCTTCCTTAGGGGCGGTCCACGTCGCCGCGAACCAAAAGGGTGAAGTCGTCTTCGACCACGGTTTCGGGCCCTTGCAAGATCGTGCGGGCCACCCACACCGGGACCACGGCGCCGACGGTGTTGAAACGGAGCACGTTGCCGGCCGACCAGCCCAGGCCCCAGCCCGCGGCGGGGATCGTGAAATAAGGGGTGCCCGTGGCCGGGTTGAGCGGCGCGCAGTCCGCGCCCGTCGAGCCCGTGGCGATCACGCCGACGTGCTCGCCCATCACCGTAAAGGACGTGCCCGACGACTCGAACCGCACGGCCCAACGCTCGGTCAGCGCGCCCAGGTTGTTCACCGTGATCGGGTGCAGCGTCTCGTTGAATGTGCCCGTGGCGTTCGCGCCGATCGGGGCGTCCGCCCAGGCGCCGGTCCAGGTCACTTGGTCGAACGAAGGCAGCGCGCGGGCCCGCACGTCGCCTGCGACCAACGCGCTGGAGATGTAGCTGCCGGGGACCGGGTAGACGTGGGTGCTGGGCCGGGTGAAGCTGATTTGTCCGTTGATCTGGGCGTCGCTGACCAACATCGTGTCCTCGATGCGGTGCTCCACCGTAACGGGCTGAGCCCACCCGGTCGTGTCGACGATTTGCACCAGGCCGGCGTCCAGGTCGGCGGTGTAGCCGGTGTCGATCACTTGGTCTGCCGCGTCGATCAGGCGCACGCGCGACAGTCGAGTGCGGCCGCAATTGATCGTCTGTCCGTTGCTCAGCGTAGCCGGCCCCACGGTGCCGGTGTGCCCCAACACGGCGAACGAACCCTGGCGGAAGATGGGCACACGGCCGTCGGCAGGCAGCCGAACAGGGCTCAGGCCCAGGATGGCCGGGTCGAGCGGCAGGTAGCTGTAGCCCACGGCGTTGTATCGCAGCGTGTCGGCGGCCACCGCTTCAAGGGCGATCTTGGTCACGCCCGGCAAGCCCATGTGCGAGACGTCAACGATGAACGGGTCCGTGGCCGGGTTGCGCTCGGTGCGGCGGCCCCAGTACACCTCGACCAGACCGGCCTCGTAATCGACCTTGGCGAACACGCCTCGCGAGCCGTCGACCAGAGGCGACAGAGTGGCGGCAGAACCAGTGCTGATTTCGCCCGCAGGGTTGGCGCTCACGCTGAACGCCGTGCCGTCGATGTAGTTGCCCGCGAGGTTGAAGCCTCCGCTCACCAGGGGCGAGACGGCCGTGCGGAAGGTCGCCGTTGCCACCTCGGCGTCATAGGCCGGGCTGGAGGGCACGACCACAGCGGCCACACCGCTGACCGTGGGGTTGGTCACTGCCCCCCATTCCGTGATCCGGGCCAGGCCCTGGTGCGGGTCAAAGGTGCCGACTTGCGTACCGATCCCCGTTTCTGCGTTGACGTTACGCAGCACCAAGTCGCCCACGATGTCGTGCCGGTTGCCCCCGAGCTCAAAGCCCCTTAGATCCGTCCTCTGGCCCGGCAGGTAGGCCGAGGGGTAGCCCAGGCCCATCCCGACCTGCACTCTGATTTCTAGGGCGTCGACCGTGATTTGCTCGGTCTGGGGCGTCTCCGCGCCCGCCACGGTGTACGCCACTTGCGCCAGCTCGCCAGAAAAGCTCACGTCCTGGTTGCTGCTGGCCGTCTGCACATCTAGCACGCCGTTCGGCCCGGCCGCGTAGAGGCGGTACGTGACCGGCATCGCCGCCATCGTCTTGACGAGGCTGAGCGCGCCCGTGTTGTAGTCCAGGCTGCCCATCACGCGCACGGTGTCGCCGTGGCGCATCATCACTACGCCGGCCCCGTCGTCGTAGAGGCCCACGCTGACGTTCGTCCCCGTGCTGTTGTAGGGCGGCTGCCCGTTCACCGTGAACGAGAAGAAGGCCATCGCCTTGAACGAATTGGGGGCGACGTTGGGTCCAAGCGTGTGCGTGCGCGTGGCGCCGGCGTCGGTCAGCGCCACAAAGGGCAGAGACACGGCGCTCACCTCGCCGATGCTCAGCGTCAGGACCGTCCCCTTGGGCGGCAGCATGACGGGCTGCCAGTAAACCCTGCCCGAGGCGTACTCGACGTAGCCGCGCGCCGCGCCGACCAGGCCGCGTGCGCTGTTGTCGGTCGCGGAACGGGCCGTGCCATCGTTCCAGGTGATGGACACCGTGCCGGGCTTGATCGGGCGCGGCGTCGGCAAGGCCAGTGTCAGGCCCGCGCCGTTGTTGACTCGCGTGCTGGGCGGCAGCACCTCCGGCGCTCCGCCGCTCGTGCCCGTTGGCTCTGGGATGGGCCGCACCTTGCTCGCCGTAGCCCAGGTGTAGACCACGGCCGTACCCACATCAGGCATAGCCCCCAGCGTCACGGCCACGGTGCCCGTGGCGGGGTTCAGCGTGCCGGCGCCATAGCTGCTATCAACGCCGCGCAGTGCGCCCGAGCCGTCGTCGGCCAACTCGTACCAGCGGCCCAAGGCCCGATAGCTGACCCGCAAGGACGCCGCCACGGGCACGGGGTCCAGGGAGATGGTGTAGCTCATTCGTTGGCTGGCCTGCGTCACGCGGTCCGCCCAGCTTCGGTTCACCAGGGCGGGGATCGCCGCCACGGTGTAGCCCACCGTCTGCGTGCCGCCCGACTCGCCAAACACCGAGGTCGCCAGGGTCAGCACCCCGTTTGCATAGTCCACTTGGCCGACCTGGGTCGAGCCATTGACCAGCAGGCCGCCCTTGTCGACCAGAGTCGTCCCCGCGCGGGAAACCGTGAGCGTGCCCGGGGTGATCGCACCGCCCACGTAGAGCGGCTTGCCGACGGCGAAGATGGAGGTCACGGCGCGGCTGACCGCCTTGCCCGAGGACACCGGCAAAGCGAGTTGCTGGTTCATCCGGGCGTCGGCGATGGGCACCTCAATGCGCGTGCTGGGCACGAGCTGGGTAAAGATGCTTTGCGCCCGCGCCGAGAAGTCGCCAACGGCAACGGGCGAGGCCAGGGGCACGCAGCCGTAATAGCGCGAAGCGTCGGCCACGATGGTCTCGCTGACTTTGGTCCGGCCCGAGTAACTGAGGTTGCTGTCTACCTGCTTGGCATCGAACCCGGGGAAGTCCTGGGCGAGGCGGTCGCTAAGGCTGAGCACAACCTGCGTCCGCTCGAAGTGCTGCAAGGAACCGGTCTCGGTCGACGAAAAGGCCCGCTTGGTGGCCGTGACGCCCGTCACCCGCACGAACTGCGAGAACTCATTGATCGCCCCGATGTTCTTGGTCAGCACGAAGGTCGAGCCGACGGTCGGCGCGGGCACCTCCTGGCGCTGCAGCAAAGTCACGCTCATCTGGCCGGCGATGTGGTCGCCAAACAAGAAGCCGCTATAGGTGGCACCTCGGGCCAGGTAGGACTCCATGCGCGAGGCCGCTGCGTCGCGCCGGTCGAAAGCGTCGCCCGTGGTGAACAGCGTCGCGGACACACGCGGATCTTTGAAGGGCTCCGCGACGATCAGGTGGCACCCAAAGTAGCCGTCCGTGTTGGCCGTTCGCACATGCGCGAAGAGCTTGCGCAAGTTGACCCGGCCGCCTGCCCGGTCCAACTCGGAGATGTCGGCAAAGACCCCGTTGCTGCCGGCGTCCGGGATCAAATGGGGCGACGGAGCTCCGCCGCCCTCGGGCACGTCGTCCATGACTTGCGAGGCGACGAGCTTGATGTCTCCGGCTTGGATGGTCATTCGTTAAATCTCCATGAACCGCAGCGTGGCGGTGTAGGCGTCATCGGGCGCCACGTCGGCAAAGTGCTGCACGGGCCTGGGCTCCAGCGCACCGTCTTGATGGCGCCAGATCACCTGGCGGGCCAGGCCGCGCAGGGTCAGAGTCAGGGCTTGGCCAGGCAACTGGGCCCAGACCTGCAACTGCTGCAGCGCCGCGCGGCTGATCCAGCTCGACTTGCCCTCTTCCGGCGGTTGCAGGGTGATGGGACGGCCAGCCTGGCGCGTTCCGAACTGGACGATCAGCGCGCCGGTCAGCGAGTGCTCCACGGTCTGTGTCACCGCGCTCCAACTCAGCTCATCGGCCCAGTACAGGTCAGCCGGCAAGTCCACCAGGGTGATGCCGTCGCTCAACGTAATGGTCATGGGCCTGATCTACCTTTGTCCGCCGCGAGTTGCTCAAGGAGCTTGGCTAGAGCGTCCTGGTCCTGCGGGCTCGACGTGTTCACCGTGAAAGAGCGACCGCTGCCCAGGTTCACCACGGTCTGATAGACGGGACCCTGCTCGGCTCCGGCTTGGCGACCTCCCACGCGGCCGCCCAGAGCGCCGCTCTGCGCCTGTTCAAGTGCACGCCGAAACACCTCCACCCAGGCGGCGTCATCTCGGCGACCCTCCAACGTGACCGAGCCGGGCTGGCCCAATGCCTGGTTCGAGACCGCGACTCGGTAGGCATTCAGCAGTGCGGGGATCTCGTCGGCGGTGAACTTCTCGCCGCGCTCCAGTCGCGACCGCACATCGAAGTTGTAAGAGGCGTCAACAGGACCGCCTTGTTTGGCCAGGTTTGCGCGCTGCTCGGCGTTGCGGTTGTTCTCGTCGTACCCGTAGTCGTCCCAGCTTCCCGGCGTGATCCCGCTTGCTCCGCCCGGCCGAGTGCCATCCGCATTGCGTGTCACGTTGCCCATGGCATCGGTCAGCGCACCGACGCGACTTAAGGCCTCGGCCATCGCGTTGCTGGCCTGCAGAACCGCCACGCGGCCTCGGTTCATGCCGGAAACGATGCCATCGCCTGCGCGCCGCCCAGCCAGGTTCACGCGGTACATCGCCGCTTCGACTTTCAGCGCTTCGCTTACGACGCCTGCATTGGCGGCAATGGCCTTCTCCGCATAGGCGCGAAAGGCTTCTTGCACGTCAACCGGGGCGGCCGTCCCTGAGTCTCGGATGAACTCAAAGGCCCGCTTCGCCTCGTCGGCCGCGCTGCTCAAGCTTTCCTGGCTGCGCACGCCAAGAAGCTTCATGGCCTCCGTCACACTATTGATGCCTGGCTTAGCCTCGTCCATCTTGGACTTCAGCTTCTCAGCCTGCTTGGCGGCCTGCTCTAGTAGTCCATCGGTGACTTGAGTCCCCAGCTCTTTACGCAGTGACTCGATTCGCTGGCGAACGGCTTCTAAAGCTCTTTCGCTGTCTGCTGTCTGAATGGCACGCGACAAGCCAGCGGAAAGTGCCAAGCCGGTATCGACGCCTTGCGCCTTTAGGCGATCAAGCCCACGAACCATAGCTTCGACATCAGCCAGAGCCAGCGTTGCCGCTTTGGACATGCCACCGCTGATCTGCCCAAAGTCCAAGCCCGTCCGTCGAATGGCTTCGCGCAGGCCTGCATCCAGTGCCTGCTGCATCTGGGCTACGCCTCGCTCCACGCCACCAAAAGCCGACCTGGCCATTCGCTCAAAGTCAGCCAAGTTTTGCCCAGCCAATGCCTTCGCCCATGCCTCCTGCACTTGCTCTGCGCTGGCCAGGCCCTGAACTCGCAGCCGATCCAGAACGCCTGCCGCGTCGCGGACGCCCAGGTGCTTGCTCAGGTCAAAGCTCTTGCCGATGTCACCCAGAGCAGCGTCGGTGGTCTTGCCCTTCTTGATGAGCTCGTCGAAGTCCAGCAACAGACCCTGTGCCGCCTTGCTCAAGCCGAACTTGGCCAGGGCGGCCGCCTTGTCAGCCTCGATCTGCCGGTCTCGCGCCTCTTTTTCGCGTTCGGCCGCTTCCGCCGCCTCACGCTCCTGCGCCATGCGGCGCGCCTCAATCTCTTCCAGATTGCGCAGGCCTTGCGCCTTGAGCGCCAGCTTGGCTGCCAGCTCGCCGAGGTCCTTGGCATAAGTGGCCGTCAGAGCCACCAGCCCAAGGGGACCGCCAATGAGGCCCAGCAGACCTCGACCCGCATTGACCACGCCGCCCCAGGCCGTGGCCAGCAGCCCGGCCTTTTGCACGGCGCCCACCTTGGCGGACTCGGCAGCCGCCATCGCACCCGCCAACTTGGTGGTCTCGGCCACTAGGCCGGCCGTGGCCACGGTGGCCAGCCTGGCGTTGCCGGCCCAGGTCAAAAAGCCCTGGGTCAGGCGCAGCAGCCCTACCGCCAGCGCCCCTTGGCCCAGCGTGATTGCCGCCCCGGCGATCTCGTTCAAGTGGTCGGCCAGGAACTTGAGCCCCTCGGCCAGCTTTTGCGTCGCGCCGGTGCCCCGGTTCAGGTCGCCCACGAATGCCGACCAGGCGGTGCTCACGTTCTGCAGCGCGCCGCTCACCGTGGGCGGCAGCTTGGCGAACTCGGCCGCCACGGCCTCTGACTGGCCGCGCAGCGCCGCGATCACGGTCGAGCTGGTCAGGCGGCCCTGTTCGGCCATGGCGCGCAGCTCGCCCGTGCCCACGCCCAAGCCGGCGGCCAGGGCCTGGGCCAGGCGCGGGGCCTGCTCCATCACCGAGTTGAATTCATCGCCGCGCAGGGTGCCGCTCTGCAGGCCCTGGGTCAGCTGGGTGATGGCCGCCTTGGCTGCATCGGCCGAGCCCCCGGTGATCTGGATGGCCTGGTTGATGGTCTGCGTCAGCGCCAGCGCCTGGTTCTGGCTCAGGCCCAGCTCTTTGCCGGCGGTGGCCAGCTTAGTGAACAGGGTGCCGGTGGCCTCCAGGTCGCTGCGCGTGGCCATGGCCACCCGCTGCACGCCTTCCATGGCCTGCTGAAAAGCCGTGCCATCGCCGGTGACTAGCTTGATGCGAGCGCCCAATGAACTGAAGGCATCCGCCGTCTGCACCGCGTCCTTGATCATGCCGCCCAGCACTCCACCGCCCGAGAGCGCCAGGTAGGCGCTCTGAACGCGCTGCAACTGGGTGCTGATGCTCTGCACTCCCTCGCCCACCGCGCGGTGGGTGCGCTGCATCTGTTCGCCGGCTGCCCCCGCCGCGCGGGCGGTGCCAGCCCAGGCCGGGGCCAAGGCTTCGGCGCGGGCCCGGGCCTCCGCCAGCTCGGTGTTCAGCCGCGCCTGAGCGGCTTGGGTCTGGCTGGCCGCAATGCCGTGCTTTTGCAGCTCGGCCACGGCGCCGGCCTGGGCCGTCCTCTGTGCCTGCAGGCTGGCGCGAGCCTGCTCAGCAGCACTCTCTAGGCGTTGCAGATGGGCGGCGGCCTGGGCCGTAGGCGGGCCGGCCTGGCCGATCTGCTGCGCGAAGTCGCTGGCCTCTTTCTCGGCCTGCTTGAGTGCAGCGCTGGCGCTCTGCACCTCGCGCTTCAGCTGCTCAACACCCGCAATGGCCGCTTGCTGCTGCCCCAGCTCGCGCAGTTTGGCCGCAGCGGCCTGGGCTTCCTGCTTGAGCTCGCCCTCCAGCACCTTGGCCATCTCGTCCAGGCGTGCGGTCAGTTGCTCGACCGACTCTTTGCCTTGGACATCGGCGTCGATCTGGATGCCGAACTTCACGTTGCTGGCCATGGGGCTTTGCTCTCACAATGCGGGCATGTTTCGCCTGCTGTTCGTCTTGTTGGGTTTAAGCCTTCTCGGCTTCAAGGGCTCGGCCACATTGGGTTGGGCCCTGCTGGGTCTGACTGCAGTGGTGTGGGCGGGGTGGGTAGCCCAATTGCTTTGGGCCATTGCCACCCACGCTCCGCCAGCAAGGCGCTGAGTTACTGCATTCGCACCTTGAAGAACTTGCTGGTGCCCGCGCCCGTCTTGGTGGGGTCCAGCAGCACCTCGCCCTCGATGTCCAGTTCGGCAAAGTCGTCGTTGATCAGGCCCCAGCTCTTGAGTGCGCCCGTCTTCACGCGGTGAAGCTCCACCGTGTTGGCGGCACCCTCCATGGCCTCGTTCACGCCGGCAAACAACATCTCCAGCGTGGGTGCCGCTTCGGTCAGGGCCTCGATCACGTCGTAGCCGCCAAAAGCGTAGTCCACCGTTAGGGCGTCGCCGTCGGTGATGCCAGTCGCGCTGTCCAGCACGAACAGACCCTCGGGACGCACCTCGTAGTTGCCAGCCGCCGCAATCGTCACGGCCGCCTTCTTGAGCACCACGACGCTGGGGTTCAGGTGTGCCAGCTTGATCAGGCCACCCTTGTAGCCGGTGACAGCTTCGCCCGTCACCGTGCTACTCACCACGGCGGCCGTGTTGCCAAACACCACCCGCGCCAGGTTCACCGGGTTTAAGTCCTGCAACTTGGCGCTCATGGTCACCGAGTCGATCCGGTTGACCTGGGCACGGTTGCCACCGCCACCCCGGCTGAAGTCCTTCTGCTTCTTGATCTCCTCTTCCACATTCAAGATCAGTTCGGCGATGCCGCCGATGGACTGCAGCGGTGCGGCGCTGCCAAGCAGGCGGGCATAGACCACGCCAGCGGTCATGGTGGGTCGAAAAATTCGGGTGGTCAGCATGGGAAGCCTTTCAGGTAGGCGGTTGGAAGATTCAGGTCGGCGCCTTGAGCACCAACTCGGTGCTGAAGGCCAGCGGCAGGTATTGATGGCCGGCCTGGAAGCGCGGACCGGGCGCAGCGCTCAGGGCCAGCGGCTTGGCGGCGCTGGGAGGCTGCCAACCCATCAGGGCCTGCATCACCTGGCCGGCCAACAGTCCAGCTCGGCCGCCGGCTTCAGCACCGGCCTTGAGCGCACGCACATTGCGCGTGGCCACCACCACCAGCCAGGTCTGCTGCAGGCGGGCGACTTTGCCGCGTTGCTCAAGCACCTGATAGCCCTGGTAGATCACATGCACGGCCGGGCTGAGCTGGCGCTCTTCGGTCACGCCGGCCAGGTCGGCCGCGCCCAGCAGGTGCAGGCCCGGTTGGGTGCCGCTCAGGCTGGCGCGCAGGCGCTCCAGCAGCTCGGCTTCCAGCGCCCAGAAGTCCACGCTGGCCATCAGTAGCGGTCCCAGTCAAAAGCCTTTGCTGGGGTGCGGGCCACGCTGCGGCCGGCTGGCTGAGCCACCTCGGTATCGGCCTCGCCCAGGCTCACCTGGCCCTTTGCCAGGGACATCAGGTAGTCCTCGGCCCATTGGGCGCCCTTGCGGATTTCCTCAGGCACGGTGGTGCCGTACAGGCGCTTGAGCGCGATGGTGGCCACCACGGTGGGCAGGTCGGAACCCGCTACCAGCGCAGGCGCCAGGGGCATGGCGGTGCGATAGCGCGGGAACAGGTGCGTGTCGGCGTGGCGGCTGGCCAGCTCCAGGGCGGCGGTCATGCGCGTCACCGCACCATCGGCGTCGGCCTGGGCGGCCAGGCCATAGGCGCTACGGTCACCCCCTTGCACCGTCAGGCGCAGCAGTTCGCCGTCGACCAGCGCGCTGGTCGAGCCGCGCTGCGCCAGCTCGTCCCAGCCGCCGGTGGCGGCGTGGAGCAGGTGCTCAAGGGTGGCGTAGGCCATGGCTCAGTTCAGTTCGAGCTCAGCGCAGGATGCGGATGAACTCGCCCGCCGCCGTGGCCGCATCGCGGGCCACACCGCACACCACCCCGGTGGTCTTGGTGATGGCGCGGCCGCTCGCGTCGGTTTCCACCTCGGCGCCCACCGCAATGGCGGCACCGGCTTCCACCAGCAGCTCGCCATGCGTGTTCACCGGCGTCTGCTCGCCGTTGTCGGCGTTCACGGCGGCCACGCCCAGGGTGCGGGCACCGGCAGCGGGCACGCCACCGGCAAAGGTCACAAAGCGCAGCTTCGGCAGCGCGGCCACGGCCAGCACCGTGGTGGTCAGCAGGATCTTTTCGGTCTTCATGGGGGCTTACTCCTGGGACTCGGTGTCAGCGGGCGCCTGGCGCACGTCCAGACGAACGTCGAGGCCTCGGGCTTTGGCTTCGGTGAGCTCGATGGCATCGCCGCTCTCGTAGCGCTCGCCGTCGAGCAGGATGGGCGTGCCACCCACCCGGTAGGTCTGGGTGGCTGGGGCTTCGCTGGCGCCTTGCGACGCGGTCGGGTTCTTCTTGGCCATGAGGACTCCTTTCAGTGCGGCGGGCGGGCCGGTTAAGCGCGGGTGTTGCTGACCAGGTAGCCGGCGTCGGCACCCAGCAGGAAGGGGCGGAAGATGTCCGTGTTGCGGATCAGCTCCACCTTGCCGTCCTCGGTGCGGGTATCCACCACCGGCTGGCCCTTCTTGCGCAGCGTGTAGCCAAAGCTGGGCTCGTAGGGGCTGCGGGGCGAGCTGCCGGCACCGGGCACATAGGCCAGCACGGCGGTGTCGCCCCAGATGTCGCTGGTCACGCCGGCATCGTTGGCCTGCACGGCGCGGCCCACCACGATGTTCTCGATCTCGAAGATTTCCTTCAAATCGGCGATCTGCACCAGGCGCGGGCGGGTGTCGCTCAAGATGGCCTTGAGCTGCGGATGCTTCTTGAGCAGGCGCCAGGTGTCGTAGCCGATCACCATGGTGTTGGGCTCTTTGACGATCTTGGCGCGAATGGCGGCCTTGGCGTCGCTGATCACGCCCTCGGGGTCCGAGGCCGGGTCGCTCCAGCAACTGGCGCCCGCCAGCGTGATCTTGTTGCCGGCGCCGTAGTTGGCGGGGTTCTGGGCCATGTCAGCCACCATGCGTTCGTGACGCAGGCGGATGCCTTCGACCACGATGTTGGTGCCGCGCGCCTGCAACGGGTAGGCGCTCTCTGCGTCTTCGCGGTAGTCGATGGGGTATTCGAGATCGTGCTCGTCCATCGCCACATCCACTGAGCCCACGTCCTCGGGCGAGATGCGGTTGCTCTTGGCCCGCAGCGCGCGCTCGGTGTTGTAGAGCTTGAAGTGCTCTTTGCCGAACAGCGGGATCTTGCCGCCTTCCTTTTCCACCGCCACGAAGGGCATGAGCTGGTCGGCCACCAGCTGGGCGTTCATATAGCCCACCGCCAAGGCGGTGAGCACGGGGTCGACGATGCGCAGATTGCTAAGGCGTCCCATGGGGGGTCTCCGGTTGGATTACTTGAGAACAGCGGCCGCCGCGTCGGCGTAGCTCAGCTGGTGTTTGGCGGCGTGGGCCAGGATCTGTTTGTGCTGCTCCAGGCGCGCCGGGTTGGCGCCCTCGGCAAAGGCCAGGTCCTCGCCAGGTGCCGGGTCACCATTGGCGGCCGCGCGGCCGGTGGTGGCGGTTTGCCCCAGGGGCGCCAGCACGGGGCTGGCCTGCAGCTGCTCTTTCAGGCCCTTGAGCAGCGGGGCCTTGGCTTCACCCTCGCCGAACTCGATGGGGGTCTCGGCGGCGGCCAAGTGGTCCAGCGTGGCCACGATCACGGGCAGGGCCGCGCTCAGCAAGCGGCCATCGGCCACCAACTTCTCGGCGAAGGCCAGGTTCTCGGCGTGGCGGCCGGCCGCAGCGGCCTCGGCGGCTTGAGCCGCCAGGGCGGCGTTCTGCGCAGCAAGGCGCTCGTTCTCGGCGCGCAATTGCGCGGCTTCTTCTTCGGTCACGGCGGACTCCTGGGTGGGTGAAGAGGGATCGGTGGGCTCGGAAAAGCACAGCACGCCGTCCTCGGCGTCGCTGAATGCGGGGTTGCGCAGGCCCTTCACGGCCGGCGGCTGGGCGCCGAGAAAGCCCACATGGCGCAGGTACAGGCTGCCCGGGCAGGGGTTGCCGGGGGCCTGGGCGCCGTAGAAGGCGGCGCTGATCTTTTTGAAGGCGCCGGCCGCCACCATGTCGGCGAAGTCGGCATTGACCTGGGCCACCTGGGCGTACAAGCCGGCCGGGCCGCTGGCGTCGTCGCTCTCTTGGTATTCCAGCCCCTGCACCCAGCCGTAGGCGGGCAGATCGGCCTTCGGGTGGCCCACCACGATGGGGGCTTCGTGCACGGCCGGGCTGTAGCTGGCGGCAATGCCGCGCAACATGGCGGGCGTGAACGCATGGCGCTCGCCGCTCATGGCGGTGAACTCGCCGGGCTTGAAGATGTGCAGTCGTTGAGGCATGGACGCCATTGCAGCGTCCGCAGGCCTTGGCGCTCGACTAAAGCGCTTTACTGATTACAGGCTGGGTCGGCCTCGTTCTCGCGCGCACGCGAGGCATCGATAAGAGTACGAACGTACACCGACCAACGCCCCGGGCGCTCAGTCTGCGTCCAGCCCCGGCAGGCTGCTCTGGCGCGCCTGGTATTGCTCGCGCTGCCAGGCGTCCACGATCTGGCGCACGCGCATCTCGGTCAGCCCTTCCTGGCGGGCCAGCTCGCGGTAGTTGTTGCCCCGAAAGCGCGCGCACATGGCGCGGTCGCGGGCCGAGAGGTGCACGTTGATGCCCTTGGCAATGTAGATATTGCCCCGGCCGCCCAGCTCGTTGGAGAGGTGCTGCAGTTGCATCAGCACCAGGTCGGCCAGCACCTGCAGCTGCGCAGCCCAGGCTCCAGACGGCGCCACCGCGCCAGCCGGGCCGCTGCCCAGCACCAGGGCTTCGAACAGGCACAGGGCCAGCTCGCGCATGCCATCAGCCAGGCCCGGGGGCAGGCGGGTTTCGAGCACGGCCAGTTCGGCGGCGGTGATGGCGCGGCGCGGGGTCATTCGGTCAGTGCTTCCATGTCGGCTGTGGACGCCCATCCCGGGCGGCCCAGCACATGGTTCAGCGCACGCCAGACGTTCAGGTGCGCGTCGTAGCCAGGCTTGGGCAGGCGGCGCAGGCCCGCGGCCTGGGCCAGCACCGACGATTTCATGGCATGCGAGAGCGCATCAGGTTGCTCGGCCAGCTCACGCTCAAGCGCCGCAATGGCGTGCGGCAGCGCATCGCGCAGCGCCCACTTCTTCAGGGTCTCGGTCAGCCGGTTCATCTGAAGGTGGCTGGCCCAGTGCAGATCATCCACGCCCGCAATGCGCTTGCAGTAGCTGGCCAGCGCGGCCTCGCTGGGGTCGCGCACGGCGGCCAGGTGGTGCAAGAACAGCCACAGCGCGCGCACCTTGCGGCCTTCAGGGCTGCGGTCCAGGCGGCGCGGCTTTACGCCGCCCGAGCGCACCACAAAGCCGCTGCGCTTGGCCTGTTCCAGGACGGCCTGCAGCTGGCGTTCGTTCATCGCGGCCGTGCTGGTCTGCCCGCCGCTGGCGGTGTGCAACAGGGTGCGGTAGGTGTCCTCTTCCAGCTGCAGCTCGCGCTTGGCCACATGGATCAGCTTGATCAAGGTGGCGCGGCGGCCACTGGCAGCGGGGGCGGGTTTAGACATCGGTGGGGCCGATCTGGATGCGCGTGCCCGGGTCCTGGGCGTGGCGTTCGCAGCCCTGGGCATCGCTGTGGTGGTGGGCGCTGCCAAGGCAGTGCGGGCACTTCCAGCCCTGGGCGGGCTCGGTGCCCGCGCCCAGCTCTTCGTCATAGTGGCCACTCATGCCGCCTCCTTCTTGGTGGGCGACTTCGCCTGGTACTGGCTGCAAACCGCGTAGGCCGTCACCAAGTAGCCGCCACGCCGGCAGCGCAGGCCCGAGCGGTCGTAGGGCGGCATGCGGTCCACGTATTCCTGAGCGCTGTACAGGCAGTTCGCGCAGCGCGGCCGCTCGGTGGCCGCCTGGTAGCCCATGCCGGCCTTGGCGGCCGCGATGCCGCTCACGCCGGCACCTCGGCGGTGGCCTCGAAGGGAGTGATGATGAAGTCTTCCACCCCGGTGGTGATGCTGATGCCGGCGATGCCCTTGAGCGCCTCGGGCTCGTTCAGCATGGCTTCCTTGTTGGGCTCTTGCTTCACGCGTACGAAGCGGCCCAGGCCCATGCGCAGCAGGGTCTCCAGCACGGCCTCGGCGCCCCGGATGCTGACGCTGGGCGGGCGCTGGCGCCAGGAAACCTCGCCGGTGATCAGGTTGGCCGTCTTGCCCTTGCCGCACAGCTCGGCGCGGTGGGCCTCGCAGTAGCGCTGCACGCCGTCTTGCAGGGCCAGCACTTCGGTGTGGAGCGCCTCCAACTGCGGCTGGGCCTGCTTGGTGATGGCGCCAATCTGGTCATTCATGTCGGCGCGCAGGCGTTCGAACTGGCGCTGCAGGTCGCCGATGCGCTTGATGTCGGCGGCGCAGTCGGTTTGGGTCTGGGGCACCACGGCGGTGGCTTTGGTCTTGAGGCGAGTGGCCATGTCAGGCTCCTGGGTTGGCGGTGGGGGGAGTGCGGCCGGGCAGCACGGTCTCGGCCAGTTCAGCGGCGGCGTTGCAAGCCATCACGGCCATGCGGCGACGCTGTTCGCGTGTAGCTGTGGCGGCCAGGGCAGTCAGATAGGTCAGCAGGCCCATGGCCACCACGTCAGGAGCCAGGTGGTCCGGCACGGACAGGTTGACCTGGATGGCCAATTCGGCTGCGGCGGCAGAGTCAGCTTCGGTCATTGGGGGCTCCCTTCGGATTTGGACTTGAGGAACTTGGCACGCAGGGCCTCGGGCATAGGCACGGCGCGGCGAGCTTCGGCTTCCAGGCGCAACAGCTCGGGGTCACGGCGCGCGGTGGGCAAGGCGGCCGCAGCGGGCGCGGCGGCCTGGGTGGGCGCGGCCTGCACCCCAGGGCGGTGGCGTCGCTCTTGTTCGGCGGCGGCCTCGGCCCGGGCTTCGTGCTTGTCAGCCAGGCCCACCAGCACCGCGTGCAGGTAGCCATGGCCTTTGAGCGGCAGCTCAAGGCGGCCGGCTGCACGGCTGGCCTGCAGTTGGTCGAAGGCTTGGGCCCAGGCCGCCACAGGCACGTGCCAATCCCGCCCCTTGGCCGTGATGGCCTGGCGCTCCAGGTCGGGCAGCAGGCTCAGCAGCAGCTTGCACTGCTTGGCCAGCGTCAGCCGCGTTTTGGGCGGCGTGAACAGGGTGAGGTACTGCAACACCCGGGCGCCCAGCGGGATGCTCACGGCGGCCAGGCGGGCAAAGGCCTGCTGGGCTTCGGCCTCTGCAAACAGTTGGGCGGGGCTCAGTTCGGTGCCACACACGGGGCAAGCCAGGTCGGCGGGTTTCATGGGGTGCTCCAGCTGCTGAGCCACTGCGCCAGCGTGGCGCTGCAGGCCACAAGGGCCAGCGCAGCCACCAAGGCCGTCGCCGCCACCACTGCCGGCCAGGCGCGCTGCAGACCCTGCAGCCAGCGGCGCGGGCGCGGGCAGTGCTGCACCACACCGGGCGCGAAGAAGTGCTTGCGGGGCTTCATAGCGCCTCCCCAGCCAACCACGTGGCTTGCACCCGCCGGGCCTGGGGGAACAGGGCCAGCGCGGCCAGCGCGGCATCCACCCCGCTGAGGTAGCGGCCGTGGTGCTCGCCCTGCGAGCCGTCGGGCATTTGGATGGTCACGCGGTACATGGACATGGCTCATCAGCAGCCGGCAATCACCTGGGCGTCCACCTTGGGCCAGGACGCCGCCGCCGCAGCGTTCATGGCACGGGCCACCAGGTTGTTCACCACCAAGGGGTAGCAGATCGAGCGCGTGTCCGCCGCACGCCCGCCGCGCGGGGTGTGCACCAAGCGGGCGCGGATCGCGTCCACGGCGTCAGCCTCGAACACGTCCTCAAACTTCAGGTCAAAGCGGGCGAACTTGTGGCGCAGGTAGCCCTCCAGCTCGGCATCCAGCGGCTCCAGCTCCACGATCTCGCAGCGCTGCATCACCTCGCGCACCTCGGCGTTCTGGCTGTTCAGTCGCTCGCGCAGCTCGGGCTGGGCAATCAGGGCCACGCCGATCAGGCGCTGCATGCCGTCCTTCAGCTCCAGGAAGCGCTTCAGGTGCTTGAGGGTGGCGGTGGGCAGGCAGTGCGCCTCTTCAATGACCAGCAGGTGGCGGCAGCCGCCTTTGCGGCTGGCCTTGAGCAGGGCATGCACCTGGGCAAAGCGGGCCTCGGGGCTGCTCTTGACCTTGAGCTGGGGGTCCAGCGCGGCGGCAATGGCCTCGGCGATGTGGCTGCTCTTGAGCGTCTTGCCCTTGGCGTCGCTCTGTTCCATGGCCAGCACATAGGGGCGGATGACCACAATTTCCTGGGCGCTGGCCTTGATGCGCTCTTCCAGGTCTTCGGCCAGGGTGCTCTTGCCCGCGCCGCTCTCGCCCACCACCGCCATGAAGCCGTGGTGGCGCGCGCAGTCCATCAGCGCAGCGCGCACATAGCGCACGCTGGGCGTCTGGAACACGTCGTCGGGGGTCTGCACGTCGTCCACAAAGGGGCTGCGCGGCAGCTCGAAGTGCTGGCGGGCTTGGGGGCTCAGGGCTTGGCACTGCAGTAGCATGGATTCCTCCTCGGGGGTTGCTGGATCAACTTCAGGGGCGGCCTCGGCGTGTTGCTGCACGCCGGGGCCAATTTGTTTGGGGGTCAGGGCCAGTAGCAGCTGGCTGGCTTTCACGCCACGCTGGGTCAGCAGCCGCCAGAGCTCGGAGTACAGGCGCTCTACGCCGCGCCGTGGCCATTCACCGTTGGCCACCAGGCGCTGGATTACCGATTTACTGAAGCCCACCTCAGCCGCCACTTCGCGCAGCGTCAGGTCAGCTTCAGAAATCAGGGCCTGCAAGCCGCTGACGGGCTGCGCTGGGGGGATGGCCCCACCCAGGCCCGGCAAAGCCAATAGGGACGATTTGGGACAGGTTTGCAGGCCGATCACGGGGCACCTCCGGCCACCACGCGCAGCGCGGTGCGTTTTTCAAGTCGGTCGCGCAAAGCAGCTAGCTGGTCTTCAGGCACGCCCTCGGGGTGCCACTGGCGCAGCAGCGCATGGCGTTCGGGGTTCAGGGCCACGCCGGCCTGGGCCAGGTGCTGAGCCGCTTCAAACAGGGTGAGTACACGGGTTGGTGCGCGGGCCGCCATGGCCGCTGCGGGCTGCAGCTCAGTGCCCCTACGCGGCATGTAGGTGGGCGCTGGCGCCTGGTCGATGACCTTGTAGGGGTCGATGCGCCCGCCAAAGGGCACCGCCTGAGCCGACTTCTTGCGTGCCTCGGTTTCTTCCTGGGTATCGCCGCCCCAGACCTGGCGCTCCACTTCCTTGCGCCGGGTGTCCAGCACGGTGTCAGCCGGGCGGGCGTAGTCCTCGCCGATGACGTTGGCATCCTCGCGGAAACCAGCGGCATCGCGCTCCACCACCGGCACGGCGTGCAGCAGCTCGGCGCCTTCGGCGTCGCGCAGCACGGCATAGGCGGCGTCAGTCTGGTAGGGGTTGATGGCAACAGCCAGGCGCTCGCCCACCATCACGCCGGGCACGCCGCGCACATCGAACTCGCGGCCCTTGAAGCTGACCGTGAGCGTGGGGCTGACCACGCGGGTTTCGGGCTCGTGGCTCAGGAGCTCGCGGCACAACTCAATGCCGGGCGCCAGGCGCAGCTGCTCGGCCGTGATGCTCAGCCATTGGTCGTTGCGGGTGCGGCCGTGGCGGCTGTGCACCTTGGTGGCGTTGTACCAACGCACCCAGCGTTGCGCCTGTGCATTCAGCTCGGCCAGGCTGCGCACCGGCGCCAGGCGCAACGACGACTCGAAGCTGCGCTCAATGATGTTGCGGGCGTTTTCCACCTGGCCGGTGGCGCGCGCGTTGCCGGGCATGTGAGCAATCAGCTCGACTTGCAGGCGGCGCGCCAGGTTCTTGAACAGGCCGCTGGTGTTGGCGCTGCCCATGTCCATCATCAGGATGCGCGGCACGCCGTGCACGGGGTCGGCCTCACGGGCATGGACGAACTGCAGGAAGCTCTCGACCAGGTTGGCGCTGCTCTCGGCGCCCATCACGTAGTGCAGCATCAGCGCGCCACTGTGGTGGTCGGTGGCCTCGTAGCTCCACACCCGGTCGGCCTCAATGGCCTTCAGGTTCTTGGGCTTGTTCTTGTAGAACTGATCGCGGTGCATCACCTGCAGGCCCGCCTCGGCCTCCTTCTCGGCGTGTAGGTAGTAGAGAACGCAGAGGCTGGCGTCGATCTGCCACACATGGTTGGGGTGCAGGCTCTTGAGCTCCACCGCCGGGGTGGCGCGAGCCAGCTGGTCGGGGTGTACGCCGTGGGCGCGAAGGGCGCGGGCGATGGCACTGTCCGACAGCGGGTGCAGCTCGCCCGTCGCAGCGTCCATGCGCTCGGCACGCAGTTCGCCATTGGCCCGCAGGATCTCGACGGCCTGGCCGATGGAAAGCAGGCGCTTGCCCGTTTTGCGGGCACTGCTTGTGAGCAGGCCGGTGATGAGCTGTGCCTCGGCCAGGGGCAGCGCCACCTCGCCGGCATCGGCGCGCTGCTTGCGCTCGGGGCGCTGGGCCACCTGGGCCAGGTAGCGGTGCAAGGTGGCCAGGCTGACGCCCAGCTCAGCGCAGGCCGCCTGCTTCAGCGCCGCACCAGCGCCGTGCGGCGCGCGGGCCAGCTGCTGCGCCAGCTGCGCGCAGCGGGCCACGGTGGTGGGGCTCATGGGCATGGCGGCGGCGCTCGGGCTCAGGTGGTCTTGTTCCATTGCGCCACCTCGGCGACCAATTCGGCGTCGGCCGCCCGGCTGACGTCGGGCAGGTTGAACTCTTCGCGCAGCGCGGCCAGGTCGGCCTGCAACTGGCCCACCAGTCCGGCCAGGAACAGGGTCTGGGGGGCGCGTTCGTCGGCGGCGTTGTCCACGGCAATGAAGCGCTGGCGCAGTTCGCCGATCAAGATGGCCGAGGCGTGCCGCTGCGCCTCGGTGGCCGCCTTCTGCTGCTGCGCCAGTTTGTCGGCGGGGTCCAGGCGGTCGATACGGCCGAGGTCGCGCTCCAGCTTGTCGATGCGGGAGTTGCGTTTTTCCAGCAGGGTGGCGTCGGCTTCGCGATCCTTACGAATCTCGCGCACGGCGGCGCGCAGCTCCCTCACCGACATGCGGGCCACGTCGTCCAAGGCCAGCTCTCCGGTCTGGCCCAGCTCGGTCAGTTCGCCGATTTGCTCATCGTCGAGCGGGAGCAGCTCAACCATCTTCTTGATGCCGGCCTTCTCCAAATGCATCCCCGGGGACGCATTTGCAAACCGGCGCGTCACGTTCATGTAGCGCTGGGCTGTGACAGGAACGATGCCAAGGCGCTCCAAAGCAGGCAGGAAGGCGCCGTGGGCGCAAGCCTCTTTCATCAGCAGCAGGTAAGCGCCCAACTCAAAGATCGCGGCGCCCAGGCGGCGAATAGCGTCCTGCGCTGAGTTCTCCAGCACCGCCGGGTCGGTGCTGCCCTGGTAGTTGAGTTGGTGCGCCAATGCCGTGACGCGCTGGTTCTGCTCCAGCTTGGCCACGGCTCGCTGGTTGTGGGCGGCAATGTCGGCCTCCAGCACCTGGGGTGCGAGAGCGGTTTCCTGGGCTTGCAGTGCAGGGGTGGGCTTTTTGGGCATGTTGGGAGTGGTGTGGTTGTAGGGAGGGTTCAGCGGCTGTAGCGGTCGCGGATGGCATCCATGTCCGCCATGCCGCCATAGCGCTGCTGCAATTCATCCAGTTGCCGGCGCGCTTGGTTGAGCTGCACGCTGACCGTGACGGCAATGCGCACCAAGGGCACACCCAGGCGCCAGCGGTTGGTACCGGGCACCTGCTCGACAAAGCCGGTCTCGGCAGCCAGAGCGGGCAGGTTGATGGACACCCAGCTGGGCGATACGGCCAAGCCCTTGGCGATCTCGCCCGGGGTCAGACCGAGCAACTCATGGCCTGAGAGCAGGCGAAACAGGTCGCAGGTTTTCTTGACGGGGCTGGGCAGGGGTTTCAGGGCGGTGGTGGTTTCGGGGCGGGCTGGGTTGCTCATGCATGCCCCCCGGCCTGCCGCGATGGCTGCACGGTGATCACCAGTGCGTGGCCGTTACCAAGATGCACGGCCACGGAGCGACTCAGAGCAGCCAGCGCCAAGGCCTGAAGGGTCGCGGCGATCACGCGCTCGGCGTCGTGCAGCAGCACATCCTGCGGTGCAGCGTCACTGCCCATGACCGCGCGCAGCACGTCGGCCGCTCTAACTTGAATCGGGGTGCTCATCAGAACTCCAGTTCGGGCGCGCGGTAGGCGGCCACGTTGCGGTGGTGAAAGGCCACCTGTTCCAGGTGGGTGCGCAGGGCCTCCAGGGCCGGGGCCGCGTCGGCCTGGCCGTTGGCGGCGTAGAACTCGGTGAGCAGTTGCAGCGCCTGGGCGCAGCTGGTGTTCAGCGCCACCAGGTCGCCCGGCTGGGGCGCCAGGCCCTTGGGCATGTCCACCAGCAGCTTGCCGCTGGTGGCGGCCAGCCAGCGGGTGACAAAGTTGCAGCCGCAGGCGTGCTCGTAGGCCGGCACATTCACCAGCGGCATGCGGCCGTTGGCGATCCACTTGTAGAGGGCCCAGTGGTCCTCCAGCCCCATGCGCTCGGCAAGGCGCTCGACGCTCAGGCGGTGCTTTTGCAGCGCGTAGTCCTTGCAGGCCTGCAGCGCGTCGCGCAGGGTGCTGGGTTGGTAGGTTTTCCAAGCGCGTCCGCTCATTGGAAGAGCCCTCCGAGGTGCTTGCACTCAGCATCCAAACAAAGGCCGCCCGTGCCAGGCGTCCAAGCGCCAACGGGGTGGCACATTGCAGGCTCCGAATAACGACACAGGGAGGCGCTGTCCATGGACGCAACTGACTTCGATGAACTGGCCGGCCGCATAGAGGGCCTGGCCCGCGCCGTGCTGACCCTGGCCTGGGCGGTGGAGTGCGAGACAGACATGGACGGCCTCACGCTGACGCGGCGGTGGCGGGAGTCGGTGCCGCCGCAGGCCGATGCGGGCAGTCTGCGCACCGCTCGCAACACGCTGCACGAGCTGGCGCAGGCGCTGGATGCCTTGCGTACGAGCCACCAAGAATCGGTGTTGCGGGCCAAGCTGGGTCGAATTGGTCCAGTGGAATGACGGTGGGGATCGGCGGCTTCATGCGGCGACCCCTTGCTGAGCGGCTTCGCCCGGCGCGCCTGCCGGCCGCACCCGGCCCGGCCGCGTGGTGATGACGCCGGCCTTCATGCCCAGCAGCACGGCGATGTTGTGGCTCATGCCGCGCAGGCACTTCTTGCGGCCGGCCAGGATCTCGCGCACCAGGCTGTGATGCACCTGGTGTTCACGCGCCCACTGGGCGATGGAGATGCCCTGAAAGTCCAGCCAGGCGCGGGCTTGGGCCGGGGTGCGAAGCTGCTTCATAGAATGGTGTGAATAGGTGTAAGAACACTCAACGAACCGGGGGGGTCGATGCAGGCGATTGGCGAACTTGGACTACTCGCGTCCCTAGGCTGTCTGAAACAGATTGACGGCGTGGCGTGGACCTTGCTGGGTGAAGGTCTAGTAGTGCGAGCTCAAGCGGGGCCGGTGGGGCCAAAGCTGGTGCCGGTGACGTGGGAGCTGACGCCCGAATCAGCAGCACAGCTGCACCTTCTGCTCGGGCGAGCGCTCGCGGAAACAAGGTCCGAAGCAGGGCCCACGCAATGAGGTTTCTGAGGGCAAACAGTCGGTTCATTTTTTGGCCTGGGCGGTGCGGTTAGGTTTGGTTTGGCTGGCTTGGGTGTGATTATGGGGAATTCATTTCCCACTTGCAAGGGAATTTATGAACCCTAACGAGAGTTTGTTTTCGGCAGGGATGCGGATCCGTGACTTGAGGGGCGACATGCCCCAGACGGAGTTCGCCGAGCGGCTTGGGGTTGATCGCAAATCGGTAGCTGGTTGGGAGGCGGACAAGCGCCTGCCAGATGGCTCGTCGCTGTTGAAACTCGTGACAGAGTTCGGCGCAGATGTGAACTACCTGCTGACCGGATCGCGCGACCCTGCCGGCGCCAAGCTCGACGCTGCCGAGCAGGTGCTGCTCGACAGCTATCGCCGCTGCAACGCGCAGGCCCGGCAGAACCTCATCCAGACGGCGGCGTTGTTCGCTGCAGGCTTAGGGGCCGGTAGCCCTGCCGGTGCAGGCGGCATGAGTAACAGCGGCGCGCACACCGTGCAAGTGGGCGGCGGCGCCAATGTCAATGTGAACGCCCCGGTCTACGGCGGCGTGGCCGGGCGAAATATCAACAACAGGGGCGAGACCCCAGGGGGAAGAAAGAAGTGAGCGATTCAGAAGAAGGGCCGCACCACACCACGATCAATATCCATGCGCCGGTGTTTGGTCACGTGGCCGGGCGTGATGTCAACTGTGCGGAGCCGCTGGCAGAGCCCGAGCGCCCGTCCCTGTGTGAGCTGGAAGCCCAACTGCGCCAGGCGCAAGCTGAGAGCTGGCGTGCTCGGCTGGGCTTCTATGTGAATGCGCCCTGTTTGCTGCTGCTGGGATGGACGACTCTGGGTGCCGGGCTCTTCGTCCTGGGCCTGACTCGCCGACCGTTGTTCTCAGGTGAGGCTTTGCCCATGCCGGTGCCGGCCTTGGCGGTCTGGGCCCTTGGCGTGTTGGGGTCGGCCACTTGGCTGGATCTGGTGCGCCGGCGCATGCGCCACGTGATCGCAGATTGGGAGGCGGAGGTTCAGTACCTGGAGCGCGCCGTGGCCCTTTCCCGCGCGGGGCGGTGGTGATTACGCGCAGCGAAGCGCTGGCGGCCGTGATGGACGCCGAGGAGTACCAGCTCGACCGCCAAGCCACGGCGCTGAAACGCGCGGGCGACTGGGCCGGGGCCATTGCAGCGCTGCGGCGGCGCAAGGCGCTGCTGGGCGAGGGCTGGGCCGACGACAAGCTGGCCAAGTATCTGCAGCAGGCGGGCCAATTCGAGGAGGCCCTGCAGGAGATTGAATGGCTGGTGGCCAACAGCCATGCCTGGGCGCAAGGGATGTTCGGGCACCAGCCCGCTACCGTGCGGCAGCGCCAGCGTGCGGGCTTTGTCAGCCGGGTGCTGGAGGCCGGCGTGCTGATCTGCAAGCGCGCCAAGCGCAGCGCCGAACAGGCTGCCTACCAGGCGCGTGCAGATCAATACCGCCGCATCGTGAACCAGATCGAACCGCTAGCCGCAGCGGCGAGCTCACAGCGCCTGCAGGCGCTTCGGCAGAGACCCATAGCGTGATCGGCAACGCTGTGCTCACCGTGAACCCCTGAGCCTTGGAAAGCCCACGCATGAGCGATCAACCCGAAGACCCAACGCACCGCGCGATCAGGGAACTGGGGCACTCACAGACGCAGATCCTGAACCGCCTGCTGGCTTGCGAGGCGCTATTGCACAGCTTGGTTCTGCGTCTGGAGCCTGCGGCGGTGGCGGGGGTGTTGGAGGAGTACGAGCAGGCGCTGGACCGCCTGGCCACGCAGTTGCCGCCCCGCTTGCAGATGCCGCAGCTGTGGCAGGGCTTTGCAGCCGCGCTAACAGACCGGCAGCGAGTTGAAGGGCCTGCGCCGGGCCCGCTTCGCCCTGGCGGCGAAGACTGATGTGGGCGCTGGCCGCAAGCAGCCCGCCGGGGATCAGCGCAGGTGTCATTCGCGTAGGGCCGGCAGGGTGGGGTCGCTCGCTGGCTGTGCTTCGCTGTCACCGCAGGCGGCCTGAAGCAGGCCGAGGCCGACGATGAGCCAAGCCAGGGCCTCACGCTGACCCTCCAAGGCCGGCACCAGCAGGGCCGCGCCAGCCAGTGCGGTGAGCGCCTGGCTGGCCTTGAGCGCCATGCGCTTCAGCCTTGGGCGGATGTGGTGCTTCATCGTGTCAGTCCTCACTGGCGCTCTTACGCGCCGCCTGATGGCCGATTTCATCGGTGCCCTACAAGGCGAACAAGCCGGGCCCTCTGTTACCCTGCGGGCTGGCTTCGGCCACCTGCTTCACCTCCCTGAGCAGGGCCTTGCGTGTGATGACAGCATCAAGGCTTCGAACCCCGGCACTGCCGGGGTTTTTTTTGCCTGTTCGCCCACGGAAGGCACGGGAGGCTTCGCTGGCTGCCAGGCTGTGAACCGGAGCGTGAAATCGCCCGCGCCCACACAGCCCAGCAGCCACAGCAGCAGCACCACATAGCCGACAGCTGCAACCAGGCGATGCATGCGTTGCATCGTGTCAGCTCTCGCAGGCGTCCTTCTTGGCCGCGCTCTGCTGGTAGGGCATCCATTCGCAATAGCCGAGCACTTCTTTGCCCTCGGAATCGACCGGCATGGTGTCGCCCTCCTGCTTCAGCGTCACCGACATCTTGGTGAAGGCCTTGCCGGTGATGTCCAGCACTTGCACATTGATGCAGCGGTCGCCCCACACGGCCAGCACGGTGGCATCCAGGGGTTGTGCGTTGCCAGCCGCCACAGAGCCCGAGATGCTCATGGGCACGGGGCCGGCCAGGTCGTACAAGCTCGGGCGGTACCAGACCTTGCGGCCCACGGTGGGTTTGATGAGGTTCATGCTTTGTGGCTCCTAGGCTGGGGTTGGGCTGACGCCCGTTCGGTGAGGTGGCCATGCTCGCGCGCATGCGTCACCGTGAACGAGTAAAGCGCTTTACTCGGGCGCGCGCGCGCGCCCGCATCAAAGTGGCTGCATGGCACCTAAAACCCTTTCACCTACCGTGCTGCCGCGCCTGAGCGGTTGGCTGTTCATCACCTTGGCTCTGGCGCTGCTTGTGGCCCTGCTGGCACCGCAGCAACTGCCGGTGAGCCTGTACAAGCTCAGCCTGGTCAGCCTGGCGGGCGTGGTGGGCTACTGGTTGGACCGCAGCCTGTTTCCCTATGCGCGGCCGGACCACTTTTTGCCTTGCGAGCAAGAGATTGCGCCGGCCGCAAGGGCAGGCGAAGTGCCGGTGCTTTTGGAGACGCTGCGCGACCCTGATCAGCTGCGCCTGGCGGGCACATGCATGCTGCGCCGCGCCCTGATCGTGGCGGCCACGATGGTGGCCATGGGGTTGGGCGCGTGATGGCTGGGCGCATGAAGGCCCCGGAGGGGTGGCGCCCCGTGCGCGCGGCACGCTTGCAACGCCTGGCGGTGCTGGTGCTGTTGGTGGCTTGGGCCGCGCTGCTGGTCTGGCCCATGGCCTTGCTGGCCCAAACGCCCGCAGCGGCCGCGCCCTACCGCGCGGAACTGACCCGCGCGGCGCATCTGCACTGGGGGCTGGACGCACCAGTAGCTGCCCTGGCCGCGCAGGTGCATCAAGAGAGTGGCTGGCGGCCTCAGGCTGTGAGCCATGTGGGCGCCCAAGGCTTGGCGCAGTTCATGCCGGCCACGGCGAAGTGGTGGTGTGAGCTGCATGGCCTGAGCGCGCTCGACTGCCAACCCGCAAACCCCACCTGGGCCCTGCGCGCACTGGCCGGCTATGACCGCTGGTTGTTCGACCGTGCGCCGCCGCAGTACGCACCGCGCGAACGCATTTGGGTGGCGCTGCGGGCCTACAACGGGGGCTTGGGCCACTGGCAGGCCGAACGCCGCGTGGCGCTGGCTGCCGGCCGCCCTGATACCCCAGCGGCCGTGGACGCCGCGTGCGGCCAGGCGCGGCGCGCAGCACTGCACTGCGCTGAAAACCTGGGCTACCCCCACCGCATCTTGAACGTGCTGCAACCGCGCTACGCGAGCTGGGGGGCTGGGCTATGAGGGCGCTGCTGATTGCCGTGGCGGTTGCCCTGCTGGGCGGCTTGCTGATGGGCGGCTCCTGCGGCCGGGGCCAAGGCTACCGCGCCGGCCTGGCCGAGCAGGCGCCCCGCATTGAGGCCCTGCAGCGCGAACTGAGTCAGACCCGCGCTGAGCACGCGGAAGCGGCCCGCCTGGCGGCGGTGGAGCAGGCGCGCCGCTTGGCCGCCGCGCACGCACACGGCGAGCGGCTCAGCGCGGAGTTGCGCCACCTGGAACACCAACAGCGCCAGCAGGCGAAGGAGCGCAGCGATGCGATGGTTCATTTCACGCGGGGCAGCCCTTGCTTGGGCGATGACGCTTTGCGCTTGCTCGACGGTGCCCCAGGGCTTCGCGTTGCCCGAGTGCCCGCGCCCGCCCAGGCTGCTGCTGGAGCCGATGCCCCCACTGCCACCGCTGCCAGCGACCGCGACCTGGCCGGCTGGGCCCTCGACGTTGGGCAGCAGTACGAAGCCTGCCGACAGCGCATCGACGCGCTGAGGGCTTGGCATGACAACACCCGCGCCGATGTGAAAGGGCCGCTGCAATGACTGTGCAACTGGATGCCTGGCACGTGGTGTCGTTGGTCTCGCTGCTGATTGGCGCGTTTTGGTCGGTGGCCAAGCTGCTGCTCTCGCAGCAGCAGCGGCACCAGGACCGCCGCTTTGAGGCGATTGAAGAGCTGATCACCAATGAGGCCAGCCAGTGGGACCGAATCGAGCGTGAGTTGCTGATGCTCAAGGCCGATCTGCCGCTGAACTATGTGCGGCGAGAGGACTACATCCGTGGTCAGTCGGTGATCGAGGCCAAGCTCGACGGACTGGCCACCAAGTTTGAAAACGCCCTACTGCGCGGCATGGTGAACGGAGGCAAGCATGCAGATTGACATGGCTCGGGCGCGGCGCGAGCAGCTGCGCTGGCTGGTAATCCTGACGCTGAACAACGCCCGTCCTATGGGTGCTGTTGAGTCCGTCGTGCTGTCCGTGGCGCAAAGCGTGTTCCCGGACGCCACGGCGCTGGAGCTGCGCCGTGAGCTGGACTATTTGGAAGACCGCAAGCTGGTGGAAATCAAGCGTCATCCTGATGGCCACTGGTCTGCCGAGTTGACGCGCCACGGCGTGGACGTGGCCGAGTACACCGTGGACTGCGACCCGGGCATTGCTCGTCCTGTGAAGTACTGGCCGGGTTGAGCTGGCATGGGTCAAAAGAGCCGCATCAGCCGCTTACCTGCGGACGTCCGCGCCTTCCTGGAGGCGCAGATCGCCGCCGGCCGCTGCACGCTGGACGAGCTGATCGCGCAGCTGCGCGAACGCTGGCCCAGCGCGGCCGAAGCCGGCGAGCTGCCCAGCCGCACGGCGGTGCATCGCTATGGCCAGAAGCTGGAGCGCCGGCTGGCCGCCATACGGGCCAGCACCGAAGCCGCCAAGCTCATCCAGGCGCAGGCCGGCGACGACAAGGACGCGCGCAGCGAGGCGCTCACCGCCCTGGTGCAGACCGAGCTGTTCGAGGCCATCTTGGCGCTGCAGGAGGCCGATGACCCCGAGGCCGATGCCGGCGAGCGGGTGGCCATGCTGAGCAGCGCCGCCAAGAACATCGCCACGCTGACGCGCAGCTCGGTCAACCTCAAGCAGTTCCAGCGCGAGGTGGAGGCCGCCGCGCGCAAGCAGTTGCTGGAAGAACAGCGCGCCAAGCTGGATGCGCTGGGCAACAAGGGCGGCGTGACCGAGGACACCAAGCGGGCGATCCGCGAGGCGCTGGGGATCGTGTGATGGCCAAGATCAAGGGCCGGGCCAAGGTGCTGCCGGTGGACCGCGATGCGGTCTTTCTGCCGTTTCAGTCGCGCTGGATCAAGGACGGCTCGCGCATCAAGCTGATGGAGAAGAGCCGGCAGATCGGCATCAGCTGGTCCACGGCCTACGGCGCGGCCGAGCGCGCGGCCGCACAAGGTGCGCGCTTTGACGAATGGGTGAGCAGCCGCGATGACATTCAGGCCCGCCTGTTCATCGAAGACTGCAAGCTCTGGGCCGGCTTGATGAACCTGGCAGCGCGCGACCTGGGCGAGGTGGTGATCGACCCGGACAAGAAGATCAGCGCCTACGTGCTGCAGTTCGCCAGCGGGCGGCGCATCCACAGCATGAGCAGCAATCCGGACGCACAGGCCGGCAAGCGCGGCAGCCGCATCTTGGACGAGTTCGCGCTGCACGCCGACCAGCGCAAGCTCTGGGCCATTGCCTACCCCGGCATCACCTGGGGCGGCAGCATGGAGCTGGTGAGCACGCACCGGGGCTCGCACAGCTTTTTCAACGGGCTGATCCGCGAGGCCAAGGAACGCGGCAACCCCAAGAAGATCAGCCTGCACCGGGTGACGCTGCAAGACGCGCTGGACCAGGGCTTTCTGTACAAGCTGCAGCAGGCCCTGCCTGCCGACGACGAGCAGCAGGACATGGACGAGGCGGCCTACTTCGACTTCGTGCGGCGCGGCGCGGCGGATGAAGAGTCGTTCGACCAGGAATACATGTGCATCCCGGCCGACGACGATGAGAAGTTCCTGGAATACGGGCTGATCACCGCCTGCGAGTACGCGGCCGGGGTGGACTGGCAGCGCGGCCTGGAGGGCCCTTTCACCGGCCGGCTGTTCGCAGGCGTGGACATCGGCCGCAAGAAGGACCTGACGGTGCTCTGGGTGGTGGAACTGATTGGTGATGTGCTCTACACCCGCCACGTCGAGACGCTGGAGCGCATGCGCAAGAGCGAGCAGGAAAAGATTCTGTGGCCCTGGTTCGCCATCTGCGAGCGGGTGTGCATTGACCAAACGGGCCTGGGGATTGGCTGGACCGACGACGCGCAGGACCGCTTTGGCGAGCGCCGCATTGAAGGCGTGAGCTTCACCGGCCCGGTGAAGGAGGCACTGGCTTACCCGCTGCGCGGCGCCATGGAAGACCGCAAGCTGCGCATTCCCGATGACCCCAAGATCCGCGCCGATCTGCGCAAGGTGCAGAAGGTGACCACGGCGGCCGGGAACATCCGCTTCGTGGCCGAGAGCACGCCCGACGGCCACGCCGACCGCTTCTGGGCCCTGGCCCTGGCCAAGCACGCGAGCGAAGGCCCATCGGGCCCGCCGCTGGTGGCCAGCCGGCCGCGCCGCTCTGGCCTGGGCGCCAGCCTGGCCGCTTACCCAGGATGATGATGAATAACGTCCCCGGTCTCTATGTGAGCCCCACCGAGTTCGTGCGCTTTGCTGAAGGCGAGCGCACCGCGCGCCGCCAGCTGGCCGACCAGATCGCGACGCGCCAGCGCTCGCCGGACTTCTCGGCGCTGGGCCTGTACCTGCCCAACCCGGACCCGATCCTGAAGAAACAGGGCAAAGACGTGCAGGTCTATACCGACCTGCTGAGCGACGCCCTGGTGGGCGGCTCGGTGCGGCGCCGCAAGGCGGGTGTGGTGAAGATGGAGTGGCGGGTGGAGCGAGGCCGCGCCAGCAGCCGCAGCGCCAAGCTGTGCGAGCAGTTGCTGGGTGAGCTGGACCTGCGCCGCCTGATGCGCGAGACCCTGCAGGCGCCGCTGCTGGGTTGGCAGCCGCTGGAAGTGACCTGGTCGGGCGGCCAGGGCGCCATGGTGCCGGTGGCGGTGGAAGCCAAGCCGGCGCAGTGGTTCCACTTTGATGCCGAGGCGCAACTGCGCTTCAAGAGCCGCGAAGCGCCGTTCGACGGCGAGCTGCTGCCGGCCCGCAAGTTCCTGGTACCGGCCCAGGATGCGAGCTATGCGAACCCCTACGGCTTCGCAGACCTTTCGATGTGCTTTTGGCCCACGGTGTTCAAGCGCGGCGGGCTGAAATTCTGGGTGACCTTCACCGAGAAATTCGGCACGCCCTGGCTGGTGGGCAAGGTGCCGCGCAGCACGGCCAAGAAGGAGCAGGACGCGCTGCTGGACCAACTGGAATCCATGGTGCAGGACGCGGTGGCGGTGATCCCGGACGATGCCTCTGTAGATGTGGTGGAGTCCAGCGGCCGAACGGCCAGTGCCGAGCTGTACGAGCGCCTGCTGATGTTCTGCCGCAGCGAGATTTCGATTGCGCTGCTGGGCCAGAACCAGACCACCGAGAGCAACAGCAACCGCGCCAGCGCCACGGCCGGCCTGCAGGTGACGGAAGACCTGCGCGACGCCGACGCCCGCCTGGTGGAGGCCACCGTGAACCAGCTGCTGCGCTGGGTGGTGGACCTGAACGAGGGCGAGGCCGCCGCCGCACCCACCTTCGAGCTCTTCGAGCAGGAGGAAGTGGACAAGCAGCAAGCCGAGCGCGACGAGATCCTGGTGCGTGCTGGCGCCAAGCTCACGCGCGAGTACTTCCGTCGCACCTATGACCTGGAAGAGGGTGACCTGGCCGAAGAGACCGAGCCGGAGCCGACTGAGCCACTGGCTGCCGCCCCAACCAATCTGCCGCCGACCGCAGCAGAGGTGCAGTTCGCCGAAGCACTCGCTCCCGCACCAGAGACCGATGCCCTGGACGCCCTAGTGCACGAGGCCATGGGTGACTGGGAGCCCTTGATGGCGCCGTTGGTGCAGCCCCTGCAGGCGGCGCTGGACGAAGCTGCCGCGCGCGGGGAGACCGCAGCCGAGCTGCTGGCGCGCTTGCCGGAGCTGCTGCAGACCCTGGATGTGCGGGCGCTGGAGACGGCGCTGACGCAGGCAACTGTGACAGCCCGCGTGGGCGCGCTGGCGGGCCTGCAGGCCGATGGCAGCAGTGATGGCATTGAGCCTCAGCCGGCCGATCCGCCCGGCCCAGCCTTCAGCGAGCTGGCGCCGCCGACCCAGCCCCAGAAGTTGGAGGTGCATGTGCACCTGAGCACGCCGGCCGCTGAGCCGCCTGTGGTGCAGGTGACGAACACCCTGCCCGAGCAGGCCCCGCCCGTGGTGCATGTCCATAACGCCCTGCCCGAGCAAGCAGCGCCCGTGGTGCAGGTGACGAATGCCGTGCAGCCTGCAGAGGTGACGGTGGTGCCGATGCACCCATCGCGCGCGGTGCAGACGGTGCAGCGCCGCGAAGACGGCGAGCTGGCCGGCACGGTGACCGACTACGAATTCAAACAACAGGTGGAAGATCCCAATGCACTATGAGTTTCCGGTGATCGGCGACACCCACCGCCCGCATGTCCTTCAGGCTTTTTCGCGTCGGCACGGCGTCGCCAACTTCGTCAACCGCTGCACCGCGCCCGGCGTCTTGAAGTTCGAGGTCGGCGCACTCTGGGGGCACACCGCCTTTTACGACCCGGAGCGCCGCGTGTTCAACGAAGCCTTGATGTTCCGGGGCGTGGTTGAGACGCCCTGGTATGAGTGGTTCGGCCGGTATAGCGCTTACGAGTGCGTGGCCGTGCCCGTGCAGCGCCCCGACCTGGCATTGACCTTCCAGCGCGAGCAAATCGGCAAGGACTACGACTATCCGGGCGCTTTCGCGGTGCCGTTCCGCGCCGACTGGCAAAACCCCCGCTGGTGGTTCTGCTCGGAGAAGGACGCCGCCGCGCTGATTCGCGCGGGCTTTGACATGGGCGACCTGGGCTCGTCGGTCCACCCGCAAACCTTGCGCTTCAAGGTGGCCGCATGAAAGAGTGGATCGTCACCCGCACGGCGGACAGCAAGATCGTTTACCGCTACCAGGCGGAGGCGGTCGTGGAGTGGGCGGGCTTCGAGTTCGCCACGCACACCCACGCCGAGGTGCCGGCCGAGCCTGCGCCACCGGCCGCGCCGCTTGAGCCTATCAAGATCACCCGCCGTGCATTCTGGGGTCGGCTGCCAAAAGCGAATCTGTGGGCCATGCAGTCCATTCTGCGCAGCGGCGCACCGTCCCTGCTCGCGGGGCGCCTTGGGATTCATCAAGTCCTGGTCAGTGACGGCCCGTTTGTCGACCTTCGAGACGCGGACACGATCAGCGGCATTGGCGACCTCATGAGTGAGAACTTTCCGCTGACCGTCACGCTGGACGGCGTGACCCTGCCGCTGCGGCTGAACCACGAGCAAGGCGCCGCCGTACTCAGCGAACAGGTGGCGGAGCGGGAGGTCTACCGTGGCTGACTACTACATCGACATTTCGGCCATCGGCATCGAGTACCAAGCCTACGCGGCGGCCCCCGCCTGGGGTGCTGGTGCGGCCGACAAACCCCTGCCACAGGACGGCACCGGCAAGGCCGGGCCTGGGCATGCAGCGGCGGTGGCCATCGCGGAAATCAAGATCAACGCGCTGCCGGCGGACAGCAATACGCTCACCATTGCCGGCGCTGTGCTGACCGCCAAGACAGCAGCGGCGGCCAAGAACCAGTGGACGATTGGGGCCTCGGTTTCCGCCTGCGCGACCAACCTCGTTGCGCTGCTTAACACCTTCGGCACCGGCACGGCCCAGTGTGATGCGGCCGTCTCGTCTTCGGTGTCCCCGCTGCTGCTGGCCCTGCCGTACTTCGCCTATGCGCGGGTCAAGCCCGGCGCCACGGACACCGTGCAGATCGCGACCCGGTTTGCGGGCTCGGACCTGAACCACGCGATCAACAGCTTCATCGCCATTTCCTCGGCAAGTTGGGCAACGCCTCCGACGATCACGCAGTTCGCAGGCGGCGCGGACGGCCCGTTTGCCTACCTGATGACCACGGCCACGGTGTTCGGCAAGACGGCCGGCACCTACGGCGCGTGGATTGCGGCGTCTGGCGCGGGCACCGACCCGGGCGCCAATGATGTGCGCCATGTCCGCACCCGCCGCAGCGGTGCCGATCTGAGCCTGACCTATGCGGCCACGACCGGCACCTGGGCTTGGCGCCAGGGCGCGTTCCTCTACGACAACGGCACGGTCTGGGCCGGCGACAACGGCAAGCTGGGCGTCACGATCCAGAACACCAACACCGGCTCCAACGCCATGCGGTTCACCGGCACGGCTTCGGGCCGCACGGTGCATGCGAGCCGGGGATACCGCAATCTCGACCTGACGCTCACGGCCTCGGGTGGTGCGAACAGTTCGGTATCCCTGCTCTACCCGGGCGCGGGAGGCCAGTTCGGGTTCGTCCGGTGCGGCTTGCTGGAGGGGTCGAACAACATCGGCAGCATCTTCGCGGTCGATGAGAGCGGGGCGCAGTTCAGCGTCAACGACTTCAACGGCAGCTTTGTCGAGCTGCAGACGGTCAGCCGCATTCTCTGGCGCTACGCCTCGGCAAGCTGCAGTACGCGGCTGACGCTGAACGGCCTGCGCGTGGAGGTGGTCGGCGCCACCGCAACCCTCACGGCCATCGCCAGCTTCGTCAACACCACGGCGGCGGCAGGCTACTCCGTGCAGTGGATCGGCGGCTCTATCTCCCCGAAGGCCAGCAATTCCTACACCTGCACGAACCCTTTCAGCGTCAACGTCGCCAATCAGACCAGCGAGTTCGAGATTCAGGGCGTGGTCGGCGTGACGGACCCCAGCGTCGGGTTCACGGCCACGGCCGGGCCGGCGAAGTTCACCTGGAGCCAGACCGAGGGCCAGAACCGGGGCTACCGCCACGAGGCCATCGGCTTCGTGTGCGACTGGAAGGGCGGCAGCGGCTTCCCACACTGCGGCGCCTTGACGCTGCAGGGCGACCCCTGGAGCCATCGCGTGACCTGGGGCGCCGTGTCTGGCCTCTCTGCCAGCGTGTCCCCGATGCGGACCAGCATCATGCACCGCTCTGCGGCTGCGGTTCGCACGCTGACGCTGCAGCTCTATGTGCCAGACACGGACACCATCTACACCGACGAGCTGGAGCTTGAGGTGAGCTACATGAGCGCGGCGGACGGCTGGAAAGTGGAGTCGGTCGGCGGCGCGCGTGGACTGCAGCTCGCAGGGTCCGGCCGAACCGCACTGGCCGCGTCGGCAAAGACCTGGACCCCCAACGGCGTGCCCGGCCACTCGGCCAAGAAGCTCGAAGTCACGACCGCGTTCCCGGTGATGCAGAACAGCGAAATGCTGGTGCGCTGGAGCCTGTGCGCATCGCGCACCCCCGCGCTGCTGTTCTACGTCAGCCCGGAAGTGGAGATCGCCTGATGCCCTGGGTTTGGCAGATCGGCTCGCGCCTGCCGCCCTCGACTGCCCAAGTCGATGTGCCCGGCAACGTGCTCGGGCGCCTGAGCCTCATCACGACGATTGAGCGCCTGCCCTCGGAGCCCATCGGCACCTTCACGCTGTCGCTGACCAATCTGGTCGTTGGATCGGCCATCCGCATCGAAGTGCAGAGCACGGGCGCGCTGATCGAGTTCCGCACGGCCGCCAGCAGCTCTGAGGTTTTCAGCGTCCCCACCTTCGGCGGCGCGGCGCCGGCCGACCAGCTGCGCATCAAGGTGCGCAAGGGCACCAGCGCCCCGTACTACATCCCTTTCGACACCCTGACCACGGCCTTCTTGGGCAGCGGGTCGGTCTACGTCTCCCAGATCCCGGATTGAGGTAAGCCATGGCCATCGACGCAAGCAAATTCACCATCGACGGATCGGGCAACATCCGCCAGGTCAGCGCCTTCGTGCCCGGCACGGACACGCGCTACCCGACCCTGGATCTGCACGCCTGGCTGCAAGACCTGGCGGACAACCCCAGCGCCAGCGGCGACGACCTGGTGAGCATCCTGGGCAGCAACCCGTCCGAGTTGGCCGGTAAGCGCAACGCCGCGCGCCCGATGGCGCTGACGCTGCTGCCGACCATGAACCTGAACGACGCCACGGCGCAGTGGTTCAACTTCGGGTCGGTGGAGCAGGACGCGGGGCAGACGCTCTACACCGGCCTCAAGGTGCTGGGCACGAACCCGGCCAACACGCCCATCTACATCACGCAGAACAACGCCAAGATCACGAAGTCCTGGGCGGACTCGGAGATTGCGAACTTTCAGATTCTGGTCAAGGCCAAGAGCGGCGGCGCGCTGATCGCAGGCGGCGACTTGCCGGCTGGGTCGGTGGCGGTCTACTCGCGCAAGTACGGCCAGACCTTCAGCCACTTCGATGTGAGCCTGTCGGCGGGCGGCGAGCAGGTGGCGGCCATTTCGACGGCGGCGGACGGCAACGTCTCCCTGAGCGCTGCAGCCGCCGAGGCCGTCTGGAACACGATGACCGTGGCGGCCGGCGACACGAACCAAGACCTCGGCAACGGCAACGGGTCCAAGCTCTACAAGGGCACCATCACCCTCAACGGCACCACGACGCTGGCCCAGGCATACCAAGCCTTGATGTGGGCCTGCAGCGAGAGCAGCACGGCGACCGTAGTGGGCGTGCCGGGCTGGCGCTACCGCAAGCTCAACACGAACTACGCGGAGAACGCAGCCGCTCCGTTCGGCAATTTCGCGGGCGGCAAGTTCTTCCTGGCTCAGGGCTGGTTCATTGCTGGCGTCATGTCGGCCGACTCGAAGAACTACCAGCTCATCGCCCATGACGGCACGACGCAGAGCCCGCCGACCAGCGTGCAAGTCCAGATCGCCGGCCTGGTGGCGGGGGACTATGTGATCGCGGCGCGTGACAACGGTTCGGGCGGGTTCTTGAACGACACGACCCTGGCCAGCACCGCCAGCGTTGGAGCAACCAGCGTGACGCTGACCGCCGCGCCGGGGGACACGCCCACGGGGGCCGGCTACATCCGCATCAACGGCAAGCCGCACACCTACACCGGGCGCGCGGGCAACGTGATCAGCGGCCTGTCGCCGGCCGTTCCTGCGGGCGGATACGCCTCGGGCCTGCCGGTGTTCATCCCGTTCGTGGATGCGGTGGCCAGCGGCGCCACGATCAGCAGCGGGGCGTTCCAGTTCTCGGCGCCGTTCACGGTGCGCTACAAGGTGCGCAACGGCGGCGGCTCGCCCATCGTCCCCTTCGAGTCCACCCTGAGCGTGACAGAAGCGGGCGGCTCGGGCAACACGGTTCGCACGGCCGACGCCTAAAGGCACGCGATGGCGCTGACCTTTCTCCCCGGCAGTCTGGTGATCGAGTCCGACAGCTCGATCCTGGACCTGCCCGCCTTTCACGCCGCCCTGCGCGACTGGGAGGACAGCGCAGAGGCGGCCGTCTACCCGGTGACGCACACCTACAAAGAGATCCCGCTCGGCGGCGGGGCGATCTTTCCAGCAGTGGATCTGGTCAACGGCTGGCAGCTTCGGTTCCCGGCGCCGGGCAACTACACCATCCGGGGCAATCTGGGCGGGACCATCCTGCCGGTGGCCGGGGTCTATGTGGAGCGCCAGACCAGCGCGGCCTATGTGACCACGGCCATTGGCGGTAGCGGCCCGAGCGCGATAAGCATCGCGGAAGCGGTCCGGAGCGAGCTGACCGCAGAGTTGGTGCGCCTGCGCGAGCTGGCCCTGCTGCACGGCCTGGAGCCCGGGGCACCGCTGGTGGTGGACGACGCCAACGGCACGCGCTCGGCCGGGGCCGTGGTGCAGTCGGTGGTGACGTCTCAGACCACCACGACAGTGAGCCGCCAATGAGCTTTCTTGGCCGTGCACTGGCTCTGCAGGGAGTGGGCTACCCGGGTCGCGTGCTTGCCCTGCAAGGCGTTGTGTCCTCTGTCCGAGTGGATGCACCTAGGCGGCATGGCAGCGGTGGGCGATTGGTCGGCCTGCACTTCAGGCAGGCTAGGCCAGACGCCGACCGCCGTGCACGGCGGCGCAATGAAGAGTTCTTGCTGCTGGTGAAACCATGAGCGACGCCCAGGCCTTCGCGGCCTTGCACAAACTGACGCCCGTCCAGGCTATGCAGTACTTGGCCGGTCGCACCGAACGGACGCTGACCTATTCATGGCAGGACCTTTGGCAGGAAGAACATGCGCAGCAGTTCACCGTGAGCCGACTAGCCCGTGCGGACCTGCTGGCGGACCTGCAGCGGCTGATAACCGAGGCCGTGGATGGCGATCTTTCACGCAGTGGCTTCGAACTTGATGCCAAGCAGCTTCTGTCTCGCGCTGGGTGGTGGGGCGAGAAGCACGTGCTTGACCCAGTGAGCGGTGAGCGCCAGGTCACCCGCTTTGATCCTGCCCGACTCAAGCTGATCTTCGACACCAACACCCGAATGGCCTATGCGGCTGGACAGTGGGAGCGAATTCAGCGGACCAAGCGCACCCACCCCTATCTGCGCTATGTGACGGCTGCAGATGATCGGGTGCGGCCGGCGCACCGGGCGTGGAACGGCGTGACGCTTCCAGTCGATGACCACTTCTGGCGCAGCCATATGCCGCCCAATGGCTGGCGCTGCCGCTGCCGAGTGGTGGCCGTCAACCAGCGAGACTACGACAGGGGAACGACGCCCGGTGGTAGGCCAATGCGCAAGACGGCCGTGGACTTGGGCGAGCGAGAGTGGGTCAACAAGCGCACCGGGGTGGTGGAGCGAGTGCCGGTGGGGGTCGATCCCGGCTTTGGCTACAACCCCGGCGTGGCCCGCGCCGAAGGTGTACAGAAGGCCGCGTCGGACAAACTGGCGGCCTTGTCTTTCGATGTGGCTACCAAGCTGCGTGATGACCTGGAGGGCGCGCCATGATCAGGATCTCTTCAACCCAGCCGAGCCCAAACCCACTTGAGCAACTGCTGAAGCGGCTGGCGGATGTGCGGCCCGCCATGGAGGCGATTGGTGCGGAGATGGAAAGCCGTGTGGCCAATCGGTTCGAGACCCGCACCGATCCTTCCGGTTCTTCCTGGGCACCTTGGGCACCATCAACAGCCGCCGCCTATCCCAAGAATGGCCGAGGCCAGCTTCTGGAGCGCCACGGTGACATGCTGAGCAGCTTGAGCTGGCAGGCCGATTCCACGAGCGTGCTGATTGGCTTTGGCGCCGCCGCCAGCCACAAGGGTGACGTGTACGCGATCTATCACGAGTTCGGCACCGCCCACATGCCCCGTCGCGGTCTACTTACCGCCGACCCAGACGCTGGGACACTGGCACCCGACGACGTCGCCGCAATCGATCAACTGCTGCGCGATCATTTCCTGGGCTGATCGGCGCTTTCCGCTGATTTCAGCGGGTCTTTTTCATTGCGCAAGCCTTTTTTCTGGCTCGTCCCACTTCTTCCGGCCTAGTTCCACAAAATCCCGGAAATATCGCGCGCCGTTCTCTTGGAATATCTCAACCCCCTTCACCAAAGGGCGAACCAATCGCCATCACCCACTCACCCACCTTGAGCCGCCCTACATCCCCCAGGCGCACTGCCGGCAGGCCGGTGGCCTCGATCTTCAGCACGGCTACGTCTGTGCGGCGATCCGCGCCCAGCACCTTGGCCTTGAACTCGCGCTTGTCGGTCAGGGTGACGATGACCTCGTCGGCTCCATCCACCACATGGGCATTGGTCATGATGACGCCGTCGGCGGCCAGCACGAAACCCGAGCCCACGCCACGGCGCTGGGGCTGATCGTCCTCCTCGCCGCCGCGCGGCGCCGGACGGCGGGGTGAGGGAATGCCGAAGCGCCGCAGGAATTCCTGCATCTGGGCATCGATCTCCGGTGTCTGGCCGCCGCGCATGCGCTCCGAGGTGCGGATATTGACCACTGAGGGGCCGAGCCGCTCAACGAGCTCCGTGAAGTCCGGCAAGTTGGCGTGCTGGGCCGCTACAGCGGTGGGCAGCCCCTGCAAACCCAAGGCCAGCGCACAAGAGGCCAACGCAATACGAGACACAGGCAACAGTCGGGCAGCTTTGAAGTTCAT